TTCCAGCTCCGGGGTCCATCCCGTGGCCTTAACCGCCGCGGTCAGGTCCTGGATTGTCATCGTGTCAAATGACGGGTTTACTACCTTAACCGCCGCCGCCATCTCAGCAAATGCTGCTGCCCGCGCTGCGGCGGCTTCTTCAGCGATTTCCTTCTGCGCTGCTGCCTCTCCTTCGTAGTCCGGCACCCACCTGCCGTCCACGATGTCCATCAGCCCTCGCGGCCAGTTCCACTCAGCCCGCGCTGCGGCCTGCGGGTCTGCTCCGACTTCCAGCTCAACCGCTGCAACCGCCCGGATGACTGGCCCGACCGGGTCGGTATGGACCACTTCCTCACGGGGAACGTAATGCCCGCTCGGCATGGGCAGCCCAATCGTCCCAACCGCCCGTATCGCAGCCCGGACGCGGGCCTGAATCTCAGCTTCGTGCTGCCCGCCCCGGAAGCCAGCAGGCTGGAGCTGCACGTCGCGGTCGCGATAGACCCGCTTGGGCATCTCAACCAAGTCGATGACCGCCCTGCCAAGAGCGTTGCCCTCAGCCTCAAGCTTGGCCTTCTTGGCTTTGTTGCGGGCGATGATTCCGTCCTGCACCTCCTTGAGGTCCGGGTTGCGCTTCACGTCCTTGTAGGGGAGCAACTGCTCCTTGGTCATGGCAATCCGGGACTTGACCTCGAGGTCGACCATGCTGGTGACCAACTCATGGTAGCGGTCGAGGTCCTTCACCCGGTTGCCGCGTTGGTCGAAGAACCCGACCTCTTCCGAGGCCAACTCAACCGCGTTCACCGCGTCCATGTGGATGCGGAGGCCATTGATTGCCTCCTCCACGGAGTCCACCAGCCGGTCACGCCGGTCCTGCTCCTCCCCAGACTGGGCCGGGCCACGGAAATCCAACGCCATGAGGCGCTGCTGCTGACCGGGGGCGACCTTGGCCGCCCGTACCAACGCACCAATGCCGCCCCTCATCAGGCTACGACCGACCCGAAGCCCCACCACATTGGGAAGCTGCCGAGCCAGCCCCGCGACCAGGTCGTTCAGCTTGACGGTCAGGTCGGGGCGACGCCCCGCGTGTTCCTGCGCCAGCCCATCCAGCCGGAAGCAGGTGTTGACCACGTCCGCCAGCTCGGCGGGGTCCGTGGCCCGGTAGCTGCCACGGGGGTCGAAGCCGAACTCCGCGTGCAGCTTCTCGTCGTTCTTGGCCCTGGCCTCGATGGCCTTTCGGGCCATGACGGAGTCCAGCTCAAAGGCGGGCTTCCGCTGATCCGCAACCTGGTCCTGATTGCGGCCCTCCAGCCACTGACCGTTTTCCGAATCGGCGCGGGAATTTCCCGCCGTGACGGAGCCGAGAAAGCCCGTGCCAATCCCCGAGCTGGTGCCGACGCCCAGTTCGCGGTTGATCGTGGAGGCTTTCTTAATGCTGTTCAGAATGTCGAAACGTGCCATGATACTCACCTATTGAAACGTGCTACGAAAGGGATTTGCGACTTCGGGGTGTCTGCCCCGAAGCCGCGTTTAACTGCTGACTGCAACTGCTACTACTTCAACGACGCCAACGCTTTCGCGACGGCGTCCTGCGTGAACCGAGTCCCCGGTTTCCCAGTGACCGCGCCTTCAATGCCATCCAGGGCGTAGCCCTTAATCGTGGCCTTCTTCGCTGCGTAATCGCGCTTCTGCGCGACGTACTTCTCGAACTCCTCAGCGAACAACTCACTGAAGTCTTCAGGGAAGGGTGCCCGCTGCCGATCCGAGCCAGGACCGGTGGTCATGCTGACGAATGACGAGGCGAGCCTGCCCGTCTCCTCATTCTTCATGTCCAAAAATGCCTTCTCATCCTTGGTCGCGATGCCATTGCTGGCATCACCCGCGTGGATGCGAATCAAACTCGCCATGACCGCGCACCCATCCTGAATCTGGGCGAACTCGGTTGGCCAGTCGGCCAACCGAACGAGCGGATAGCCGATGCAACTCCAAGCCGTCCAGGCCCAGGAGTTCTGCTGATAGAACCGCCCGTGTACGACGCCGCCGTCGTACAGCACGTCCAGGATGCCCTGTAAGGACTCCTGAATCGCTTCCTGCTGGGGGTGCATCGCGCCTGCGTCCAGGAACCACTCAATCCATTCCTGGTGGGTGCGCTTCCTAGCCGCCTCACGGTCGAGGCAATCATCAAAAAGCCCCATGGGGTCGGCCCAACGGGGGGCGAGGACGTCCTTCAGCTTGTCCCCGGCGAACAGCCGGAAGCCAAACTCAATCGCCAAGCGGATGCGCTCAGCCGCTTCCGGCTCACGCTCTTCAACGAGCGCGAAACCCTCACTGTGCCCAGTGAAGGCCGCGACGGCCTCGCCCTCGGTCAGGTTGCGGACATAGCGCCTCGCGGCGCTGGCCTTGCCAGCCAGTGCGTAGGTGAAGCCCACGCACGGCTCGTCAAGGGCAAACATGACGCAGTCCATGACGGACGTGAAGGCGATGCCCTCTTCAGCGGCGGAGTTGCGTACTGCGGTGAAACCAGTGGAGTTGTTCATGTTGCGATACCTCAGTGATGACAGACCGGAATGGTCTATCGGCAAACCCTAGCTCTGATGGGTTTGCCGCTAGATCAGTCAAGTGTTGCCCTGAGGGGCGTAATAGCCAGAATGGCCTATCCGCAAGCCCCCTGTTGCCAAGGGGCTTGATGGCTAGGTCAGCCGGGGCTTACTTGTATTGGTTGGCCCGATGGGCTTTCCAGGTGCGGGTGGTGCTGCGAACGCCTTTCCAGGCGCGGTGGGCGATGTCCCGAGTCTGCGGGGTCCACTCCACGTCCACTCCATCTTCAACAACAGCCATCACGGCGGCGGCTTTCACTGTGGTTGATGCTGGTGTAATCACACGGTTCGTCGGCCATTCTCCGTACTGCCCAGCCAGTGAATCCCATCCGTAGTAACTGAGTCCTGACAAGTGAGAAGGGCCAGTGTCGACGTTGCTTACTGCCGACCCACCACACGGTGCAGTCCAGTACCGAGAGGCCAGCTCTTCGTCCTGCGCCCGCATGTCAGCCTCAAATGCAGACAGCTCAGCGGCGCTGGTGGCTTTCTCAGCGGCTACGACTAGCGACAGGTCGTACTTAGCCCCATCGTATCGGCGAGCTGCGTCATCCAGTGCCGAGGCGGCCCAGCCCCACGCCATGAGTAGCACCGAAGCGATGACCATTAACACACAAGCGCCACTAGCGACGCCATTGGCGTCAATCTGGCCACTGTAGAAGCCAATGTGTAGCAGGATAGGGAACATCACCAAAGAGGCTGCGGAGGCCAGCCCTAAGGCCCAAACAATGATGGTCCAGAAGGTGACAGAGATGAAAGAGATGACGACAGAGATGAGAGAGGTGTTCATGGTATTACTCCAAGCGGGTCCCCTATTGGGACGAAAGTGAATCCAAACGACACGGGAAACAGAATTGAATCCCAGTGCGTACCCGGTGAATCCAGGCACATAGAGAGGCACCGAGCACGAGTAATACGAGGTAGTGTTGCTGGAATTTTATTTTTGAAATTTTTTTGAAAAAACGCTTGACTTCTGCGCAGCCCCAGACTGACCTGCGATATACTCCGTAGCATTGAAACTACGGATAGCAAACCAATGAATGTAGTCCCAATCACACGCCCTAGTACCCAAGCACCCAAGCCCGAAGAAGACTTAATGGCGGACCTGTTCCAGAACGCCATTGACAGCAAATTCACCAGTGCCCTTATCATTGGGGAGCTTGATGGGAGTGTTCATCTCATGGCAGCCAATATCTCTGGTCCCAACGCCCTGTGGAATATGGAGCAGGCCAAACGACTGCTTATGAGTCCGCCCGACAATGGCAACATCCAATAGAGATGTAATCAAGAACACGGCTCACGGGGCGTACCGACCGCAACATAAGGACAAGTTCCGCGGGCTAACTCGCCTCCCACCCAAAGAGGCTTGTGTAGAGCCGACTCCATTTAGGGGGTCGCGTAGAAGTCGAATGGATGACGAAGTCATCGAGTATTACGCGGCTATGCGCGAAGCTGGACTTACTCCCGCGCAGGCAATGAAAGGGTGCAATCCTGATATGGGAGAGGTACAGAGGAAATATCCAACCCATCAGTACACAATCTCTCAGGCGCTAGAACAGCGCCCAGAAGTTAGGCAGGCGGTGCAAAGGCTCCGTGAAGCCCTGGACATTACCCGCGAAGATGTCCTCACTGGGTTTATGGACTGCGTGTACTCAGCCGCTACGTCGACCGAGCTGCTTAATGCCTGGCGCGAGGTCGGTAAATTGATCGGGGTCTATGCTCCAACCAAAGTGCAGATCGACCACACCAGCGATTCAGGCCGGATGCTCACGCGCCTTGCCAGTATGTCAGAGGGTGAGTTGCTCGCTCTGGCCCAACAAACTCCTCCAGAGCCAACAGAGCCAACAGAGCCAACAGAGCCAACAGAGCCAACAGAGCCAACAGAGCCAACAGAACCGACGTGACTAAACGCGCTATCGCTTGTATGTTCGATCTCTTGGAACTCGTGGCAGTCCTGGCGACAGTTTTCGCTGCGATTGTTTCTGCTTCAATCGGGATAGGATTCCTCCTACACCAGGCATTACTGTGACAGACCCATATCAAGCCACTGGCCCCGTTGTCGCGCCAGATTTAACGAAGCGCAAAATCGTAAACTGGCCGGAGAGAATAACTGCTACTGAACTGACTCTCCTGGACCTAAAAGCGTCGTGGAAGGAGATGCAAAAGGAGTCGCAGTACGCGCTTATTTCTCTGGCGGAGTCAAACGAGAAGTTTGCCAATCATCTTGAAGACAACAAGCGGATGCATCACCGCATGGATGAACACGATGCTATCGTGGCAGATTTGCGTGACGAGGTGGTCAGGCTGGAGAAGATTATCATCGAGCTGAAACTGCAGAACCAGACGCTGATTGATTTTAGCTGTGGGGTCAAGAAAGCGGGTTGGATCGCAGTCACCTGCGGCGGGGTCGTGGTTTGGTGGGTTCTACAGCGCTGGCTGGAGCACGGTCGATGAAAGCATATCTCACCGTTTTTGCAGCGTTCATGCTGCTGATTACTTTGCAGACGATTCACTATCTGGAGTTCCAGGACCGCATGAAGTCGTTTATCAGCAAAGGCCCACGATTTACAGCACTTGGTGGGCAAGCGTTGTGTGAGCGAATTGCCAAGCTGGAAAAAGCTCCACAGCCGTGCAGCTATGGAGTAAGCAGGTAATGTCTGCCCGCGAGGCTAATCAGGATTTCCGCAATGCCCTAGCAGTTCGACGCGCCATGCACTTGCTGAATAAGGCCATCGACCAGATGCAGTTTGCCAATGAGTCTTTGATTGCAGCAAACGGAGCGTTTGCCCCACAGGTACTGTGGGCAGACAGCGTAATTCACAACGCCATTCAACTGGCTGATGGCTTGCAGATTGTTAGTAAGGAATACCCACTGTGCTAGATGTCGACGCGTTGCTTTCTAACTCTGCAGAGCCAGCCATCGTTCGGGAGCTGGCCACTCGGCAGCTTACCCGCAAGCACCTGCTTCATTTTATCCTGCGGTTTCACCCGGACTATTTGGCAGGCTGGGTCCACCGAGAAATCTGTTACAAGCTGGAAGAATTTGCCGCTCGGGTACTTCGTCGCGAGTCGCCCCGACTACTCATCGCAATGCCTCCTCGCCACGGCAAGAGCTTGATTGCCAGCCAGTATTTTCCCGCATGGTTCCTCGGCAATAACCCCAGAGCCGAGTTCATCAACTGCTCGTATGCGCTATCCCTGCAGGCCGGGTTCTCGCGCAAAGTACGGACCCTGTTGCAGGACCCGGTATTCGCGGCCACGTTCAAAGACTGTACGTTGGACCCCAATGCCCAGAATATCGAAGGCTGGCTAACTACTGCAGGCGGAGGTTTTAAGCCTGCTGGTCGCGGGGGCCCCGTGAGTGGCTTCGGCTGCATTGCAGAAGGAACCTTAATTTCTACACCAACCGGGGCTGTTAAAATAGAGGACCTAATCCGGTTATGGTACAATACCGACGTTGTGGTTAATGGGTACGACCACAAAACGGGCGAAGTAAAGCCCTGTCGGATTATTGCAACCAAGGAAACAAAAAACCGTGAAGTCATCCGAATTATCACCAGTGGGGGTCGCCATCTCGACCTTACCCCTGATCACCGCATCTATGTCGTTGAACACGGCTACCGGGAGGCGGAGAGTCTACGCCCCGGAGACCGGGTACTCGTCTACCCCGAAAAAACTACGGAATGTGGCGTGTGCCCGATGTGGAAAAGTGAGAAAGCGCGGGGGAGCTCACTGTCGGGAGTGCTATTTCGAGCTGCGCTCCAACAACGCGCCGGAGAATTTGGCAACCTTGTGCATTGGATGCCACATGATTCACCACAAGTCGAATACGACACCATTCAAGTGGTTAAGCCATTATGCGGTAGGCGCGTCACAGTCTATGACATGCAAGTTGAAGGCACTAGCAACCTCTTTGCTGGAGAGATACTCGCCCACAACTGCACGGTCCTGGTCCTCGATGACCTAATCAAAAACTCCCAGGAAGCTGAATCCGTCACGCTGCGTGAATCCACCTGGGACTGGTATACCTCGACAGCCCGAACCCGTCTACAACCCGGTGGTGGGATATTAGCAGTGGGCACCCGCTGGCACCACGACGACCCCATGGGGCGTCTTGAAGCTGGTAGTGATGAGTTCGGCGATGTGTTTGATGTGGTTCGCTATCCAGCCATCGCTACGCATGATGAGCTGTACCGCAAGACTGGCGAAGCGCTCCATCCTGAGCGGTACGACCTGAAAGAACTCCGGGCCATCCAATCCACCAGTCAGGACGTGTGGGAGGCGCTGTTTCAGCAGAATCCCACGCCGGACACGGGCGGCTACTTCGACCTGGGCTGGTTCAAGTATTACGACCAAGTGCCGTCGCTGTTGCGCACATTTATGGCGTGGGACTTGGCAATCAGCAAGAAGGAGCGCGCCGACTGGACCGTTGGGGTGGTCGGTGGGCTGACCGAGATGGGCGACCTGTACATCCTGGACACGGTCCGCAGCCACATGGACTCGATGGAGATTGTGGATTCCATCCTCGACATGCACACCCGCTACGACACGTTCCTGTGCGGCATCGAGCAGGGCCATCTCAGCATGGCGATTGCGCCGATGCTGAACGCCCAGATTCAAGCCCGCAAAGCCTACACCCTCGCGGTGAAAGAGATCCCTCCTGGGCGTCGCGACAAAGAAAGCCGTGCCCGCTCGCTACAAGGCCGCTTGCGGCAAGGGCGGGTCTACTTCCCGCGCCATGCCGATTGGTTGGGCGAGTTCAAGGCGGAGTTTGCCCAGTTCCCCAGCAGCAAGCACGACGACCAAGTGGACGCAGCGAGTTATCTGGCCCTGATGCTGGATGATGTTCCGCCCCCGCGCCCTGTTGTGGAGCCCACAACGCCTGCGTGGATGACTCGACTGACTGATCTTTCGCGGTTCACTGCGACCTCACGCTTTATGGAAGCCTGACATGATCCCAATTCCAGCCTATGTTACCCGCCCGTATCTGCAGCCCGTGAAAGCCTCCACCGAGGCGGCTGGCTACGACCTCTATGCGAGGATTGACCATCCCCTGCGGATAGCCCCTGGCGACGCGGTGCGGGTCCCCACGGGCTTGCATTTGGAACTGCCGATGAACTTCGTGGCCTTCATCACGCCGCGCAGTGGGCTGGCGGACAAGTACCGGATTTCCATCCTTAACACGCCCGGCGTGGTGGATGCTGACTACCGGGGCGAGATCGGGGTGCTGTTGGAAAACCGGGGGCGCTCGCTGTTTGTGCTGGAGCCAGAGGAGCGTTTTGCGCAGATGGTCATTCTGGAAATGCCACGGGTCGTGCTGTCCTTCGTTGACTGTCTGTCGGACTTGCACACTTCGGAGCGGGGCGATGGCGGCTTCGGGTCTACGGGGCGCGGCTGATGAGTGCCCCTAATACGATAAGCCAAGTCGCAGATGATAACTGGGCTGCCTATTATCGCTGCCGGGAATCCGGTCACGACGAGTACGTCCGCAAAGCCAAGCTGTGCGATGCGTACTACAACGGCAATCAGTGGGATGAAAGCGCCAAGGCCGCGCTGGAAGCGGTAAAGCGCCCAGCGCTTACCATCAACGCTGTGATGCCCGTGGTCAACGCCCTCATCGGTGAACAGATCAATCAGCGGGCAGAAATAACGCTGCGGCCCAAGCGGCATACCACGCTGGATTTAGCCGAGGTGCATACCCGGCTGCTACACCACATCCTCGAAACGAACCGTTACCGCTACTTGGAAACAGGAGTTTTCACTGATGGAATCATTCAAGATCGTGGCTATTTCAACATCTTCCTGGATTTCGCAGACCACGTTCAAGGTGAAGTGCGCATTGAGTCGCTTGACCCTCTGGATGTACTGATTGACCCAGACGCCAAGGATTACGATCCGGCGACCTGGAACCAGGTCATCGTCACCCGGTGGTTGACGCTGGACGACATTGCCGTGTTGTACGGGAAGGGCAAAGCCAAGGAGCTGGATACGCTGGCGGGGCTGAATCAGACCTACGGGGCGGACTCGATGCTGACCGGAGAAGACAACACCTTCGGTGACTCCGACAATGCCCCGACCTATGAGCCGCCTGCCCAGGGCGATGCGCACTGGCAGGTCCGACGAGTTCGGGTCATTGACCGACAGTACCGAAAACTGGAGCGGGTTAAGTTTTTCGTTGACCCGAGAACGGGGGATATGCGGGAAGTTCCGGCTTGGGACGCTGCCCGTATCGAGCAGTTCACGGCCCAGTTTGGGCTGCAGGTCATCGACAAGCTGGCTCGCAAGGTCCGCTGGACCGTCTCTGCGGACCAGGTAGTGCTACACGACGACTGGTCGCCGTATGAGCATTTCACTGTCGTGCCGTACTTCCCTATTTTCCGGCGCGGGCAGCCGTCTGGGATTGTGAAGCATCTGCTCGACCCGCAGGACCAGTATAACAAAATCAGTTCCCAGGAACTGCACGTCGTCAATACTACGGCGAATAGCGGCTGGATCGTGGAAGCGGGCAGTTTGGTCAATATGTCAGAGGCAGACCTGGAAGCCCGTGGCGCAGAGACTGGTCTCGTAGTGTCGGTGCGGCCTGGTGCGTCGCCTCCGGTGAAGATTCAACCCAATCAAATCCCTACTGGGTTGGACCGCTTGGCGATGAAAGCCAAAGCCGACCTGCGCGAGGTCTCTGGGATTGAGGCGCTGCTTGGGCAGGAGTCCCCTGAGGTATCAGGTGTGGCGATTCAGGCCAAGCAGAAGCGGGCGTTGACCATCACTCAAGTGCCAATGGATAACCTCAATTTCACCCGGACCTTGGTCGCTCAACGGGTGCTTGGGCTGGTGCAGCGGTTTTACACCGAGCCGCGGGTTTATTACATCACCTTGTGGGACCAGCCCAAAAAGCCTGGCACCGACATGGAGGTTAATCAGCCCGACGCCTCGGGCCAGGTCGTCAATGACCTGACCGTGGGCGAGTATGAAGTTTCTGTCGCCATCGCTCCGAGCCGCGACACCTTCGACGATGTGCAGTTTGCTGAGGTAGTGCAACTTCGCGAGGCTGGAGTGCTGATCCCGGACGATATCGTCATTGAGTATTCCCACCTCAGCCGTCGCGACGACATCGCTGAGCGGGTGCGCAAGATGATGGGGGCTGGAGAGCCGTCGCCAGAAGAAGTCCAGATGCAGCAGCAACAGATGCAGATGCAGATGGAGCGGGCGCAGGCGGAGCTGGATGAGCTGAAAGCGAAGGCCCAAAACCTCGGGGCGCAAGCGGCTTTGGCGCAGGCTAAAGCCGAGGCAACCACCATGCAAGCAGAGGGGCAACCGACCATCGACGGCGCAAAAATGCAGCTCGCCCATCAGCAGTTGCAGGCAGACATCATGGGCAAACTGGCTGACCTACAAAATAAAATCGACGTGGCGAAGCTGCACACGACGGTCAAGGTCGCCACCACCAGTATGCAGAACGCTCATGCGACTCAGCTTGAGCAGCTTAAAGCCAAACTCGCTCCGAAAGCCGCAGCGAAAACCCCCGCAAAGGCAGGTAAAAAGTGACTGACAAAGTTATTGCAGCCCCCGTAGTGCCAGTAGCTCCCAGCATCGACGAGGAGTCGCTCGACCGTGGGGACGCCTTTACCCCAGACGAAGAAACCGCTGAGGTCGACGCGCCTGAGCCGGAACCCGCGCCTGAGCCGGAACCTGCCCCTGAGCCGGAACCGGAACCAGAACCTGCGCCGGAGGTTGTGGAAAAGCCCAAAAAGCCCCAGCCCCGAATCCCAAAGACTCGGTTTGATGAAGTCAACGAGCGGATGCAGCGGGCGGAGCAAGAGCTGAAAAACTTGCGGGCGCAACGGGCGACGCTACCCAACTCTGCGCCAGTTGAGTTTGACTTTGATGCCGCAGAGCAGAAGTACGCCGACGCCATCATCGCTGGGGAGATGGATAGCGCCAAGCAGGTTCGTGCTGCGATTCGCGGGGCCGAGCGGGCAGAGGCAGAAGCGTCGGTAGCTGATAAGGCGCTGGCGACCTACGAAGGGGTTGCGGCTCGGGCGTCAGTTGACGCGGCAGTGGCATTCATCAACGTGGAGTTTCCCGTCTTTGATCCGCAGTCCAGTGATTATAATCAGCCGATGGTAGATGAAGCCCTGGAGCTGTTTAACGGGCTTCTGTCGACAGGAAAATTGACGCCGTCTGAGGCATTGGTTCGCGCGGCTCGTGCTACTGCGGCTTTGCGCGGGGTACCCAGAGGGGAAGTAGAAGATTCTGCGCAGGGGCCAAAGACCAAGCCCGCAAAGGACGCAAGCACTTTGGAGGACAAAGTGAAGATGGCCACGAAACAACCCCCACAACTTTCACAGGCTGGTCGTGCCAGTCCACCGGTTAAAGGGGATGTAATGCGGCTGACTGAAAAGGAGTGGGATAAGTTGTCTGAGACAGAACTTAGCCGTTTACGCGGCGACTACATTTAAGGAGTGCATGATGGCGAAGGTTCCTGCGTTTTCCACGTCGACCAGTGCTGGAAAACCACCGAAGAAATCCGGTGGGATGAAAGCCGGGCGTAAAGCAAATGTGTCTACCGCGCCGACTCGGTCGGGCGGTAAACCATCTAGCGCGAAGTGCTAGAAAAAAGGCCCCGGAAACGGGGCTTTTATTATAAATAAATTGAAAAACTCTTGACAAGCCGCACAGCCCCACAGGGTTCTGTGGTATAAGTTGGGTACCGTAAGTTCGGTTATCGGCTTGTCCGTTATCAAGCTGTGTTTCTCCGCGTTCTTGCCGCGATAGCGCCAGAAAAAGACCTGAATCCTTTCCTTTGGAGCGCTACCGTGGCTACTACTAATTTTTCCGCTTTGCAGACCGAACAGAAGCTGGCTTGGTCGAAAGACCTCTGGAAGGTCGCCCGCAACAATAGTTTTATGATGCAGTTCACTGGCACTGGCCCCAATGCCATGATCCAGCGCATCACCGAGTTGAAGAAGTCTGAGAAAGGCACTCGTGCAGTGTTCCAGTTGATCGCTGATCTGGCCTCTGATGGCGTGATGGGCGACGCGACTCTGGAAGGTAATGAGGAGGCTATCGCCGCCTATGACCAGTTCATTCGGGTAGATCAGCTTCGTCACGCGAACCGTCTTGCTGGTCGTATGGCGGATCAGAAGTCCGTCATCTCTTTCCGTGAAGCTTCTCGCGATGTGCTGGGCTACTGGCTGGCTGATCGGATTGACCAGATGGCCTTTCTGACCCTGTCTGGTGTGGCGTATACCAGCAAGCCCAATGGGGCTACTCGCGCTGTATTGGCTGCGGGTCGAAATCTGAGTGACCTGGAGTTCGCCGCTGACGTTACTGTTCCGAGCGTTAATCGCTACAAGCAGTGGTCTGCGTCTACCGGCAAGTTGATCACCCCGAATACCGCTACAGTAGCCGCGACCGATTTACCCAGTTACAAGATGCTGGTTCAGCTCAAGGCGTTTGCTAAAGACCAGTACGTTCGCGGTATTAAGGGACCCGGCGGTCAAGAATACTACCACGTCTTTATGACCCCGCAAGGCATTGCTGGGCTGAAGATGGATGCGGATTACCTGGCCAATGTCCGCAATGCTGGCCCGCGGGGTGATAGCAACGAGCTGTTCACTGGCGCAGTTGCTAACGTCGATGGCCTGATCATTCACGAGTTCCGGTACGTCTACAACACCACTGGGCTGGCTGCGGCTTCCAAGTGGGGCGTCGGCGGTCTGATTGATGGTCAGAAGGTCCTGCTATGCGGTGCGCAGGCTATGGCGCTGGCGGACCTTGGTACTCCGTACTGGGACGAAATGTCTGAGTACGACTACCACAACAGCTACGGCATTGGCATCGGCAAAATCCTTGGTATGAAGAAGCCGAAGTTCATGGCCCCGGCCACTGCGACTTCTGAGGACTTCGGGGTGATCGTGGTCAACACCGCAATCTAAGCGGACGCTCGAAACGGGGAAACCCGTTTCGATGCCCCGTAAAAGTTCAGGGACGAACTCCTCCAGTTTTTAGCATAACCGGGAAATAAGCAAAAGTGAACCCGATTTTCCGCACCGTCGCGAAGTACGTCCTCGCTCGGCTGAAAGAGGCCAGCACTTACCGCAATTTCATCCTGTTGGTCGGTGGCAGTTGGGCCATTGCCCATCCGACTCAAGTCGAGGCGTTGCTCCCTGTGTGCGTTGCGCTTGCGGGGTTCGTAGGCTCGTTTCTCCCTGACGTTTTTGGTGGTCCTGATGTTCTATCAGCAGCCCCCTCCAAGCAACTTCCTGTTGGTGGCATCGTTGATTGTGCTGGGCGTAGCGATTCTGCTACACGGGTGCGCGACTCCATCGTGCCAGCTCCAACTAAGCCTTTTCCCGCAGATGGGCATTTCAACGGGAACTGGAATGGTTGACTCCGTCGGCGTGTCCTGTCGGACGGAATGGTAGCCCGATGAAAAACGTACTTCTGATCGTGATGTATCGCGCGTTGATGATGCTTATCACCCGCGAAAACTTTTTACGTCTCGCTGATCTTTGCAGGCAGATGGACCCGATTAAAGCCCTCACCAACACTGAAAAGTGCGGGCTGGTAGTGGACGCTGCGAAAGGATTGGGACTGTCGTTTAGCGCCAACCTGTTTAACGTGATGGTGGCTCTTATTCTGGAGTGGTCGCGAACTCGCGCCATTGCTTGAGGATACGTTCGATGCCGTTGATGACCGCTAACTCGCCGCTGTTCATTAACAGTTTGCGCGGTTTTGCTGTAACGCTTACTGATACCCCATCGTGGGTGCCAGATCATATTGTGCCCGAGGCCATTGAGGCCGGTGGCATCGTAGTGACTCAGTCCTCTGACTTGTCGGAGACTCGAGTAGAGACTCCGTTTGTGGCCCCCCCTAGCGTTCGAGGACGTTCTCACAAGAGCGCGGAGTAGTCTATGGGCACCATTAACGCATCTGAAATTGTTGGCCGCGCGGCCACTATCCTGCAGGACGTAACCAACGTCCGGTGGGATCAAACCGAGCTGATCAATTCGCTGAACGATGGGCAGCGTGAGATCGCGCTGTTATCGCCTGAGTCGTGCACCACCACGTCTACGTTGACGCTGGTGGCGGGTACTCGCCAGTCGCTACCGGCGAATGGAACCCGCCTAATTGCGGTGGTGAGGAACATGGTGGGCGGAGTGCCGGGAAGGGCTATTAGGCTGGTCAGCCGTTCGGTATTAGACGCGCAGAAACCGAATTGGCATTCGGAAGCCGCCAATAGCACCATCATGCACTACACCTTCGACCAGCGAAACCCGAAGTCTTTTTACGTTTATCCGCCGTCTTCTGGTGGAGCGGTTGAGGTCGTTTATTCCTCGGTTCCGACGACGGTGACCGTAGGACAGGCTATTAGCATCGACGACATTTACGCGAATGCGCTGCTCGACTTTGTGCTGTACCGCAGTTATCTGAAAGACGCTGAGTACACGCAGAACTCCGAGCGGGCGATGCTGCATTACAAGGCGTTTGTGTCGTCCATCAGCGCCAAAGACCCGGTTGATGCCACGGTGGAACCTGCTTCGATGACGAGCAGCAGCCGCCCGATGACTGCGACCAACGGGTAATCCCGGTGACCCCGTTCTACGACATTACCCCGCTGGTCGTCGCTCAGGTTCCGCAAGTTCCTGATCCAGTGGCCGCGCAGTGCTTGTTGCTGACTGCGCGGGAGCTGTGCCGGGAGACGAGCTGTTGGAGGTACGAGACTGCGGGCAATTTAGTAGTTGCGGGCGACCCGATTGTCTCGTTTTACGACTTACCGATGGACTCCCAGATTATTGCCGCGGATGAGGTAACTCTCGGCGGCATTGCCCTTGGCAAGGTGTCGCTGGACCAGTTGAGTCGGCGCAGTGTGTCGTGGACCACTGATGTGGGTCCCCCCCGGCTGTATTACCTAGGCCCAGAGAAGAATCAACTCCGCGTGGTTTCTATTCCTGACGCGGATGGGGAGCTTTATGCCTGTTTGGTTCTGGAGCCAACGCTAAACGCCAACGGGCTGGACCCGCTGGTTCTTGACCGTCATCTGGACACCCTAATAGACGGGGCGCTGTCCCGTCTGTTGCGGTATCCCGACCGTCCCTGGACCAATTTTGGTTTGGCGAGGGTCTACGCCGACCGAGTAGAGCAGGCCAAACGGGTCATCCGTTCTCAAGCCGCTGACGGTTTTCAGTCAGGTGTTTTTCGTTCTGTCCGCTATGGCGGCTATTAAAGAGGAATCCTAATGAGTTCGATGAGCAATTATCTGGAAGACGCACTGGTCAACGCCACTCTGCGTGGCACGACTTTTACTGCGCCTTCTGTCGGCAGTTTGTATCTGGCGCTGTTTACTGCAGACCCAACCGACGCCAACGTCACCGCGAATGAAGTTGACGCCGCTTGGTATACCCGCAAAACCACGGGTTCGTGGACCGCTCCGTCAAATGGGCAATCCACGAATGTTGCTGCTATCACGTTTCCGGCGGTTACTGGGGCACAGTCTACTGTGACCCATCTGGGCATCTACGACGCCGCTTTCGCAGGAAACCTACTCTATCACTCGCCGCTGGTGCAGTCCAAGACCTTGGACATTGGCGACGTGCTGAGTTTTGCGGTTGGGGCGATTTCCGTCACGTTGGCCTAATTCTAGGCTCCCCCCTTGAACTACTCGCTGTTTAACCAAAGCCCGTTAAATGGGCGGGGGTATAACCTTCGCCTAATTTCCGGGGCGGCGGTACTTCAAGGCGGGGCGGTAGTTTCCGCTACCGCGACCCGGAATACATTCGGCGATGCCGCGTTTACTGCCGAAGGCGTCGTCAGTGGGCGGCAGCTAAAGACTCGGTATGGCGACGCCGCCCTAAGCGGCGTTGGAACGGTCGTCTCGACGGGGAAAAAGACCCGGTACTGTAGTTCTGCGCTGACCGGGTTAGGGACTGCGCAAGGCGCTGGAGTCCGTTACGCCGGTACACGGGTGCTGGTTGTTGGGGCGGCTACTGTCGGGCTGGACGAGGTCTGGGCGACCCGCAGCACCCGTGGGGCAGTCGTTGGCGGTTCATCCGTCGTTAATCTGTCCCTGGTTCGCTGGGCCTACGTCAGGGCGCAAGTAACTGGATTTAGCACGGTTACTTCCGGCGCGGTGCATCTGTACTCCGCTGGGCGGGGCACCGTAGTTGGGCGGGCCTCGGTTTACGCCTTTACGCTGAACGCGCAATCCATCTCAGGCTCGTTTTTTGTCCGCGCAGTGCTCTCCGGGATTGTGCAAGGGGAGTTGGGGTACGCCAATTTTGCGGGCATTAGCTCCGTAGCGGGTGGGGCGGAGCGGGTCAAGTTCAGTAGTGCCGTAGGGGTTTGCGGGTCCGTCGTCGTTAATGACGACGCACTGGTGCTGAATTACGCAGAGGCAGTAGTCCCCGTCACTGCGGTGGTTTTGCCCGAGTTCCGGGTCAACAACCAACAGATGACGCAGCGGGCGTTGTTTGGCACCGCAGCAATGACGGCAATAGCGGGGGCGCAGATATTCCGCACGATTGGGTCCGTAGGCACTGGAAGTATGCAGGGGGAGGGCAATCGGGTATTACCCGCAGTCGGGGCCCCGATTATTACCTCTGCAACCTTTGAAATTGATGCTAATCGCCTGACTAAAACCACCGGGGCAATGCCCGCGGCTGGCGGCACGATCATGGCTGCTCGTGCCAGTAATGAGCTGCATCCATTCGCGGCTCCGGTGGGCACTGCAAACGTCGTGGCGCAGGTTGTCCTGACTATGGCGGCGCACGGTGCAGTAAACGGAGCAGGAACCGTTTTAGTGCCGCGGGTGGATCGTACTGCAGGGGCAAGATCGTTACTCCCCGCTTCCGGTAGTTTGTTGCCTGAGGATATGGGGGTCTTGCGGGGGGGGTTCGTTGCAGGCAGCGGTGCTGCGGGTTTTGTAGCCGAGGCAGTGCGAGAAAGCCGCGGCGTTGCCGAGATAACCAGTGTCGGGGCAGTCCATGCGGTTTGGGTGCGTATTTTTGAGCGCACTGCGCAACTGACTGGCAGTGGGGTCCTTAGGCCAGTTTCGACTGGGCGGTTGAAAGGTTTCTGTGCTGCAACTGGGGCCGCAATAGCCGTGTTTCCTCCGACGATTACGCATGTTTGGTCCGGTGAGGCAGCCTTATTAGGAACCGCAGCGGGCTACGGTTTGTGCGTGGTCGGTAAATTGCGGGAGGGGGTTTCAGACGCACCTGGGGTCTCTGAGATGCTAAGCACCCCAACGCACTGGATTGCTCGATGGAGCGGGGCGGAGTTCTACGCTTCCGCAGAAATCGACCGGGCTATGGGCACCCGTGTGCGCTTTGGTGGGGTCAATGTTGATGGGGTTACATCCATCGTGGCGCGGGCGATTGCCAATCCGACTATCGACGCCCCCTCCACCCGCACTTGCCGGGTTGGGGCCAACCCACGGCAGGTTCGTTTGGCGCAACTCCCACGTTTGATGAGGGCTTAAAATGGCAGTTCTTGGGTCGTTTGTGCAACAGCCTGCTGATTTTTTGGACTATGACGTGGATTACACGGACTGGTTGGTAGCGGGGGATGCGCCATCGTCTGTTACGGTGGAGGCTACGCCGGGTATGTCCGTGGCCCCTACGGTTTCAATAGATACCACACGCGCAAAGGTCTGGGTGCAAGGCGGAGAGAATAAGGCTCGCTATAAATTGACAGTCACTATGACTACTGCGGACGGTCGGATTAAGCAAGACGAATTTTACATCGTTACCAAGGAATTTTGATTATGGCTAAGCCCCTGTTTGCAAATAATGCCGGTACCACGCTGGCGGTAGCGATTAACAGCTCTGTGGCTTCTTTAACGGTTGCAACGGGGACTGGGGCCTTATTCCCCGCGCCTACGGGTGGGGATTCGTTTGCGGTTACGCTGTACACGGCGGTAGGGGTTGTTGAGTCCGCTTGGGAGGTTATGACGTGTACGGCACGGACGGGTGACGTTCTAACCGTGACGCGGGCGCAGGAGGGCACGACGGCGCGTTCGTGGGCAATAGGCGCTCCAGTCGAGGCGAGATTGACTGCGGGCATTATGACGGTGGTCCAATCCAATTTGGACACGTTAAGCGCGGGGAAACTCCCCAACACCACGACCCTCGCTGAAATCGGCGCTGATTTAGTTGATGCCGATGAATTCCCGGTCTATGACGCGAGTGCGGCGGGGAATCGGAAGAGTCTGCTGTCGAGGGTGTGGACGTACATCCAAGGCAAATTAGCGGCCCCCGGCCCGATTGGCGGAGCCACACCAGCGGCTGGTGCGTTTACGACGCTGAGTGCGAAAATATCAAGAACATCCAGCACATCAGCCGCTGCTTTATTGTTATCGGATAATGTGACCGGTATACAAACTGATGGAGTGTATAAAGCGATTCGCTCAGAATCGAACGGAATTGCTTCGGTTTCTGAAATACGTTTTATAGAATCAGAAGGCACAAACAATGATACGGCCATTGGGTTTGCTACTCAAAGCCCTGCTGGCGGTCTTACTGAACGGATGCGGATCAGTAGATTAGGCAACGTCCTCATCGGCACCTCGACTGAGGCCGGGACTGGGAAGTTACAAGTCGCAGGAGATGCGTCTATATCCGGCGCGTTAGTCGCAGACACAACAAGAACCTCGAAGTTGTATGGCAGACCTTCCGACATACAGAGCGCTGTCGCTGTCGGTATGGATTACGTTTATACCTTCTTCCCTAGCAATACCCCATATGCAACGTATCTTTTGACTGTGCGAGGATGTTCTAATCCAGACGGTAGTGCCTATTATTCTACGGTAAGAACCTATTTAGTTTCCTATGTCATGGATTGGAATGGTTCTGGCTTTAATGCCATTATTGTAGCTACAGAATTGCACCATCAATACAGCAACGCCGGAATCAACGCAACAACTGTGCTGCTTTATAATGGTTTAACAGAAGGCACCTCAATTCTTATGACCGGTGCTATCAGCATTCGCGTTAAAATCACTTACTTGAGTTATGTAGGTGACGGCGCTGCTGTTAGTCTCATTAAACTCCTATAACCTTGGAGAATAATTATGCCTGATTACCAGCAACAAAATATCGCCGGATCGAAATGGAAGCGCGCCGTCCGTATTGTCCTTGAGAACCCCCTCAACGGAATCCCATCGGCCATTTTTGTGGAAGAAGAAGTGATTAACCTGGACGACACTGACCCGCCGATTACCCGGCTATCCGGTAACGTCTCGGCTTCATTCACCGATCTTTCAGTTGAAATCCCCCTGCGTGATCCGACGACTTGGGAACTGACCGGCGAGACCATCACGATGGGCAAGCTGTATGTCGGTATTGCGAGTGCGTACTGGCAGAAAGCGCTGGAACGAGATGAGGTAGCGGCGGCAGCGGTAGCGGCGGCGGCTCAGGTTCAGCAGACCGCTCTGTGAGGTAAAGCGACATGACGCTGTTGGCTATTAGAGACTTCGGCGGAATGTCGCCAAAAACCCCTCCTTACGCGCTTCCAGCTAACGGATCGCAAGAAGCGGTTAATTGCGATTTCTCCCACGGGGACCTACGGGGAATCAATGGCCTATTCCCCCTGCTAAACGCTGGGGTGTCTGCTCGCAGTCTGTATTCGGAAGACGGATTTCGGTTCTATGCGTGGAGTGACGATGTAGACCCCGTGCGGTCCCCGCAAGCAGACGACAAATACAACCGGATGTATTTCACGCAGGGGGGGCAGGTAAAGACTGCATTTACCGACATGATGGCCGTTACCAACCCGACCGCGCCAGCTACGACTTACATGACGGGGGTTCCTGCGCCAACTGCGGCTCCTACGACGCGATTGACTGATAAAACGGTGCTTCCGCTCGAAGCCACGGGCGTGACCGGTCTGTTCTGGTACGAACTGTCTGGGCAGAAATATCAGCAGGGCACTGTCGCGCTGGTTCAGAAGACCTTCGGTCGCGCCTACACGGCTGTAGCCCCGGCCAAGGTCACTTCCACACCCGCGAAGACCACAGATACCCCGGAAACCGCAGTAGCCTGCCTCCAGATCATGGGGAATAAAGGTACGGTGACGGTATTTACGCTGACCAGCGATAACAGTACGTCGTCGGCCCGCAATACCTCGATCCCCGGTGGAGCGACCCTGACTTTGACTGCGGTTGGGCTGGCGCTTACCGCCACGATTAACTACGGGTCAGCGGGGGACTACAGCTACCTCTATACCCACGTCAACATCCACGGGGAGGAATCAGCCCCGAGCGACCCGGTAGCAGTCAGTTTTGACGCTATGCAAAAAATCGAGGTGATGGTTAGTTTCGCCGCCCCTTCTGGCGGGTACTTCCCCATCTTCAAATTGCGGTTGTACCGAACCAACACGTCCAGTAACGGGTACGCGAAGTATCAGTTTTGCAAGGACCAGGGTTGCGGGGCAACTGCAATCATCCCCATTCTGGATGACGTGGAGACTTCTGCGTTGGGGGAGGTGCTGGCGACGGAAGACTGGTACCCGCCACCGGTCGGGCTGTCCGGGTTGCTTAATCTGGGCAACGGGATTCTCGCGGCCTTTCGGAATAACGAATTGCATTTCTGCGAAGCCTACGTTCCGTATGCGTGGAATCCCTTCAATGTCGTCACGCTCCCGTATGACGTAGTGGGGTTGTGCGCGCATTTGGGCGGAATGGTTGTCGTCACTACCGCGTATCCCTATTTGGTGTCGGGCATTTCTGCGGATTCAATGACCTCAATCAAGGTTTCAGCGATGCAGGGCGGTATCTCCAAGCGGGCGATTGCTGACCTTGGGACTTCGGTGGTGTACGCCAGCAACGATGGACTGGTAGTCGTTACCGGTGGGCAGGCCACTCTCGAATTCAGTCAGATGTTTTGGACCCGAACCGACTGGCGGGCAAAGTGGGGGGTGTCTGAGCTGCAACTGGCGGCGCATGATGGGCACATCATCGGATTCATGGCCTCTGGTACGAGCAATTTCATAGCGCGTTTGGACGAAGCTGCGGGGTCGTTGACTCACTATGACCAGTGGGCGACCGGGGCGTTTGTAGTACCAAACATGGACGGGCTTTACTACGCGCAAGGCAACGTCATCAATCGGTTCACTGGGTCTGGGCCTACGTCGTTCGTCTGGCATTCCAAAGATTTTATTCTGAAAAAGCCCGAGAACTTTGGGGTTGCACAAATCGTGCTGGGGACTCCTGCGCGAAGCTCGTCCGTAACGATTGAGTTTTACGCCGATGGGGTTCTGAAATACACGAAGAGCGTTACTGCCATAGGGGCGTATATCACCTTTCGGCTTCCGTCTGGGTTTATGGCGCGTCGGTGGAGCTTTAAGCTTAGCGGGTCTGGAGAGGTGAAGGAGTTTTACGTTGCGACTGCCGGAGTCGAATTAGGCAATATGTGATTCGCAGCCCCCGAGTATTCTATGAGACTATCCACACATGGCTAAACCAGTAGTTCCGGCGATCCCGGCAATAGATTTAATCACCGACGTGAATACCCGGCTTGCCGTGCGGGCGATTGCCGACGGGTGGGCAGTTAGAAATGGGCATTCCGGGACCGGCGACGAGAAGTTTTTAACCAAGGCTGATGTCGAGGAGTGGTACTTCGACCCGGTAAAAGGGGCGCTGCGGCGGGCCTTTACTGGGGGCGGGGATGGTAGTGGGGGCGGAGATGGCAGCGGGGGCGGGGATTGGATTGAGGAGAAAATAAAGGATATTAGCGAGATGCTAATGCGGACCTGGCTGTGGCGGTATCTCAACGAAACTATCGCAGTTCTGGTCAAGCCCCAATGGATATTTGACCAGATTGACGGCATTCTGTCGGGGATGAATGAGGAGATAAAAGCCCGAATGGATGCCATTACTGCGGTATGGGATAAGATGGCGGTCAACACCGCGGCCATCACGACGGAAATTCAAAATCGGGTGAGTGGTGACACTGCTATTGCTTCCAGGGTAGACACCTACGCGATAAAGACTGACACTGCTTTAGCCGCTGCACAAACCTCGATTGGGGTGTTGAAGGAGGCAGACAAGACAATAGCGTCTAGTGTGACCACCTTGGCGGTAAAAGAAGGTGCGGACATTGCCCTGGTAAACACATCTATCACTGCGCTTCGTACTGCTGACGGGGTAGCGGCTGGTAAATTCGACGCTTTTGTGGTAAAGACCGACGGGGCCATTGCAGGAGCAGTGTCGGCCATTAACATCCTAGTTAGTGGCGCGTCGGCAACGGCTACGAGAATAGATGGTCTCGCGGTGCGAATTACTACGGCGGACGACAAAATCAAAGCTGCCGAGGCAGCGATTCAAACAGAAAAAACTGCTCGGGCTACTGCGGACACTGCTATTGCTCAGACCGAAAGCAATCATTACGTCGAAACAGGCGGGAAAATTGCCCAAGTCAATACGGTGGCGCAGGCGGCAGCGACCAAGGCTACCGCTGCAGCGAACCAGGTTACTACGATCCAGGCGCGGCTCAATGCGGTTGGAAATGGGGCGCCAGTCGACCCAAAGTCCCCAATTGTATCTGTAGAGCAGCGGATTCAGGCGATGATCAAGGACGATCAGACTATGTTGGGCAGTTATACGCTAAAAATCGACACTGCAGTCAATGGGAATCACTACGTCTCTGGGTTTGGCATATCTAACGAGTTTATCAATGGGACATATCAGTCCCAGTTTCTGGTCAACGCAAATTATTTTGCTGTAGGGGACTCGACTAATCCGGGCGTATCCGGCGTGTTCCCGTTCATCGTTGAGTCCACTACTGGCAAAGTCTGGATGAACCACGCGATGATAAATCAGGCGGAAATTAACATCGCGAATGTCTACGGGGTTCTGACCGCGAATAGAATCCAGGGGGACATCAACAGTCTTTATAACGTCAATGAATCTATGAGCGCGCCTATTAACCCAAACTTTACCCGTGTGTTTTCTCGGGTTATTCCTGCAAACACTATTAACGGCCACAAGCCGTTTGCTATGCTGACGGTTAATGGTGATATTCCCGGAGAAAAGTCTGGGCTGTTTGCTATTGTTCGTATCAGTGACACGTCTGGTAATATGCTGTGTGAAACTCACGGTGTTACGTTTACATGGAATATGGGCGGGGTGACGGTGAATACTGGCACTAATACTAAGCTGCTAACTGATGTGGTTGTGGAAGTATTTGTGCGCACCTGGGCGTATACCGGCATTGTCATCAGCGTTGGTGGCATGATTGGGGGTTTGCGCTAATGCACGAAGTCCTCGACCTTAGCCCCGACGTATTTGCCTGCATTAGCCCAGGGCTTCTGCAGATTGCCCGCCGCTGCCCTGATGTCACCTGGACGCTGGGCGACCTGTTCCGTGAGTTACTGAACCGGACCACCCGCCTGTATGTGTGCGACGCGCACCCTGAGGATTTCATCATTATTGGCCTGCATCGCAACCAGCATTTGGGGCAGACTGAGATGTTTGTTCGTGCGGCGTATTCACCGTCCGCAGATGCGTGGCGGCGGTACGAGTTCAAGTTAATCAAACTGGCCCAGTATTTTGGGGCTGCCAGAATTACGATGCAGTCTTCCAGAAAAGCTTTTACTCGGATGCCCCACTGGCAGCCGCAATCGACGTTATACGCGATGGAGGTACCAGCATGAGCGGCGAACCAGAAAAGGCCGAGATTTCCGAAGAGGAGCGCTCTTTAGCGCGGATTGGGGCCTCGAAGTGGAATGACTATCAAGGTCGCTTCGTCCCGGTTGAGAACCAGGTTATGGAGCAGATTCGCGGGATGGACACTGCTGAGAACGCCGATAGAGTCGGCGGGGTGGCTAATGCTGACGTTCAGCAGCAGTTCCAGGCTCCGCCGACCAGCACCAATCTCCGTGGGCTGGTCGATGCTTATGACCGGCAAGGCAGCATTTTGAGCAATGCAGTCCCCAAAGCTATGGCTTCAGTCAAGGATACGCAGCTTCAAGGGATGCTCAAGATGAACGCCTATGGGCGGGGACTTAGCGACCAAGCCACTATGTCCTTATACAAATCAGGGGTTAATGCGACTCAAGCCGCGATTGACTCCGCCCGCGCAGATACCCAGTCCACCAACGACTGGATGGGAGCCGCAGGCACGGCTGCAGGTGCGGCGGCGCGAAGGTCCGGTTTTTTCGACGATGGTGACCCTCTTGAAGGGCTCGGCAAAGCGTCGGTCAAAAAATACTCCAGTGCTTACTAAGGCGGCCACAAATGGCTAACGGGCTCATTGACGGCACTCCATCCAGTTTTTTCGGAAAGGGCAGCGGGGGCAGTGTTATTAACCCAGATGGCGGGGCTTCGTGGGGTACAGGCATATCCGATAGGCTTAGTGGACGTAGACCATCGTTGACCTCATCGGGCCCTTCGTACATTGATCCGGAGGCGGCAGCGGCTAATCCTGGTTGGGCGCAGGGTCAGCTTGCTCAAAGTCAGTGGGACGATTTTCTAGCCCGCTATAAGCCGTTGGAAGACGAGACTTTCAAGATACTCAACCGTGACCCGACGGCAGAAATTACCGAAGCTGGCGACCGAGCGCTGCAGCAAAGTGACTCAGCGCAAGCCTCTTTGCAGCGTGATACCGAGCGGCGGGGGCTGAACGTGACGCCTGAGCAAGCCATGGCGCTGGCCCGTAAGAATAAGCTGCAGGACAGTCTGGCAGTGATGGGGGCTAAGAACTCCTCTACTCGACAGATTGCTGAGCGGAACTTGAACGCCTCGGCCAGTATGGTTTCCATCGGACGTGGAATTGCTGGGGCCGCGGGGGCTGACTTAAGCGGGGCGTCTTCACTGCAAGGACAGCGGCAGGCTACTGATAACGCAAACGAAGCCGCAGCAGATTCGCAGACGACTGGGTTGATCGGGACCGCATTGGGTCTCGTCTTACCGTTTATTTAGGAGCATCACATGGGCTTTGTCGAAGGATTTACCGCTGGCTGGAACATGATCGACACGATGGAGCAGCGCAAGCGCCAAGCGGCGCTGGATGCGCGTCGGGTCAAGATGGAAGAAGAAGCCTCAGCGCGGGCTGCTGCGGCGGAAGGCCGCGAGGTAGAGTTGTTCCCGACCCGCAAAGAGGGGCTGATAGCAGGGGCCAGGGCGAATAAGTTGCAAGGGGACGTTGCGCAAGACGCCTTTGATTTTGCTAAAGCCACTAGACCTGAGCGAGAGCGAGCAGCCAAACTTACCAACGACGCCCATGAGGCTAGTATTGCCGCCAGCAAACTGCAACGGGATGTTTCCCAGAACACGCTTGCTTTCGCTAAGCGGACGGAGGACAGGCGGTTTGATGCAGTAGGTCTTGCTAATGATGCCCAGGCGGCCAGTATTGCTGCCAGCAAGCAGCAAGCCGCAAACTCTAAGCAGACCTATGACCACAATGCCAATCTTTACCCCGAGGCGCTGACTCACCAGAGGCAGATGAACGAAACTGGAGAGCTGGCCCTGAAGGAGGCTAGGGAGCTGGGGGAAGCCCGCAAAGTGCTATACGGCGAGACGCCAGCAGCAGCTACGACTCCGGCGGCGGCAGCCCCAGCGGCGGCGACAATCGACGACATGATTGCAGACCCATCGAAGTTTCAAGCCGTCAAGCCGCTGGTCAACGACTGGCTGACCAAGCGGAACCGGTCCGGTAAGCGCCTGGAGTTGTCCAACGTATTCAAGTTGGGGGATAACAAATACGTCGTCTCTGCAGACACTTACGACCCGGAAACAGGCAGCCTAATCGCTAAGAATCGCCCGCTTACGATTGGCGCAACGGGCGATGGTGACGCGCAGGTTCAGTTTTTTACCCGAGACGAGCTGAACGCGAAGCTGCAGGAAGCTCAAGCCCCGAAGCCTACTCTGGCGGCTGCGCAAGTGCCAGTGACTAGTAATGCTAAACCCATGAGTTCCAAGGTGGACTGGAAAGGGTTTGAGGCGTACTCGCCAGTGGTTATGCGGGAGGCAGATCGAGTTTTTGCTGAGAAGAATCTTGAGGCTTATGGAATAGACCGAGAGACCTGGCAGCGGACTATGATTGGGCTGACGGCCCAGGAGAGCGGGTTTCGACCCAAAGCCGTATCTCCTAAAGCAGCAAATGGTCTGACCCAGGTTATGCCGGACACGGCCAGAGACCCTGGTTATGGCGTATCTCCCCTCAAAGACAATACCCCGCAGGAGAACATTCGGTTCGGGGCAGAGTATTTAGCTGCTATGTTGAAGGAGACCAATGGGAATCTTCCCCATGCTTTGGCTGCATATAATGGCGGGCCTGGTGCGATTAAGAAACATAATGGGCCAATACCAGGCAACCCTGAGAATCAGAACTATGCGCGACTGGTGCAGCGGTTTGGGCAAAGCGATTTATACGACCATGCGCGGGCTTTTAGCGGCGAGCGACCAGTCGCACCAGTTACTCCAGGTCTGGCTCCTGCCGCCCAGTCGCCCAGTGTGGCTCCTGTTAGCCCAAACCCGACGAGTGCCGGGGTCGCGGCTAAGCCCGAAGCTCCAGTGCCGCAGCCGTCGGCGATTAGCGGGAATGCGGCGTCCAATGAGGCGGGCGGGTTGTCATGGATCAGCAACAAAGTCAGCACTGCGTTTAACCAGTGGTCGGAGAATGGCGCAGCGGAACGTGACCGGGACTATCAGGCTGGGGTCTTTAAGCGAATAGCTCTTAGCGGTTTTCAAGGGGCTGCAGTACCGGTTTCTGACCAGATAAAAACGGAACGTCGTGAACCGTCAGAAGAGATGGGCATGAAGTATTGGGTAGGGCGAGACTCATTCTCTGGGCTGGATAAATCTACGCTAAAGAACTTGGATGAACACTACGCTGCGTTCAAGCCCGCCAAGCCTACCGCCCCCGCCGCCTCGACTTTGCCCATTGCGGCCACCAGCCAGGTCGCTCCCGCAGCGGCTACGGACCAAGCGACTGCGACTAAGGCTTCTCCTGGCTTGGGGGCTGCAGCCAGTAGCCTGACTCCTGAGCAGATGAAGGCAGGCCGGTTGGTCGCCAGCCTTACTAAAGACCCTAATGAACTAAAACGGGTACAAAGGTTAATGGGTGAAGGGCCGACTGAGATCGTTAAAGGCTCGGACGGACGCAGCTTGATCGTCGATTCTGATAGCAAAAAAGTCCGCGGGCTTCTGGACGTTAATGAATATTTTGATCAGGGCCGAGGCAAAAAAGGCAAAGGGTATGTCGATAAAGAGGAGCTTGACCGCCGCCAGAAAGCTATTGATTTACTGCCGAAGCTATATCCGAAGTTTTACAAGTCCGAATACACGGACGATAGAGGCGTCGTGCATGTTGGGGAAAGCCCTAAAGAAGCCGCTCGGTTCCAGCAAGTCCTGGGCCAGTCGATTGACGACTACCCGGATTTGGATTACCACTCTATGCAAGGTGCTGCAATCGTTACTAAAGCCTATGATGTGATGAAATCCATCGAAGCTAAGGTCGGTGAAAAAATCTTCTCGTCACTGACTCCGGTGCTGATGATGTATACCGCGGGTATGACGGAAGCGGACCCTGACATGCTGGTGCAAATCAACACGGAAGCACGGGCGATGGTTGAGCAGAGTGACAACAAGATGTCACTGGCTGAGGCTACCAACCGAGCGATTGCTCCTCGGCATCCGATTGCTGGGAAGTTGCTGGAGCTTAACCCGAAGATGGACGCGGCAGCTGCGATGCTAAAAGCTATGCAGATAGACGCAATGGCGGAGAAATTGATGGCGAATGGGGAGAAGGCCCCAAAAAACGAAATCGTTGCATATTTAGTCTCGCAAGCGCCACAGTCCCAGTAGGTTGTGCGGTAAAATACGCCCCACTAATTACCAGTGGGGCGTATGATAATGGCGTTTACTTACGAAGCTGCGGTTGCCGAGTTGTACGGCACTCCGACTAAATCTACCGTCGGAGCGAATGGCGAGACCGTTGCTACGTCCCCTGGGATTGATATTGGTGGTGGCCGTAAGATTATAGACGGCGACACGGAGGTTGACGAGAACGGCAAGGTTATTCGGTATAAAGGTGCTGAAACAAACGAAGTCGGCAAAACTGTAACAGACGCCGAAGGTAATATCCTCAAGGTTCAGATGGACGAACCGGGGGGCCTCGCTGCAAAAGCCGCAACGGCTATCTTGCGTCAGGGCGGGCCACAGGTTCAGACCACAGAGACCGACGCCTACGGTCGGTCCGTCGGGGTTCCACTGGATGCACAAGGCAACTCAGTCCCCAAGATTTTAGCGGAAGCCGGTCTCAGCACCAGCCACGCAGCATTCCCCTCGCTGGAAACTGAAGAAGCCCGCTACACCAACGTGATTCGCGGACTCAGCGCTGCAGGCGAGTCCTGGCGCGATCCCCGCATCGAAACTCAGCGCAAGCAGGCTGAGGCTGAACGGCAATACAATCCTACGCCGACCACGGCACAGCTCCCAGACAACCACCGAAACACTAAAGGCACCGTAGAGCGGGCCGCTTTGCGCGGGCTGGATATGGTCAGCTCTATGAGCGGTGGGTTTGTGGAAGCCGTTGGTGAAGCTACCGGGGTTGAGATGGCAGCGGAGTACGGGCGCAAGGTCCGGGAGTTGAATGAAGCCCAGATGGGCATAAACTCAGCTAGGATGCCCAGCGCGTTTGACATTGAAGACGCAGGGGACGCTGGTACCTGGGCGCTGGAAAAAATCATCGAGAACGCGCCGAACATGGGCGTTGCGGCTGGAGCCGGAATGCTGGCCATGGGGGCCGCAGGGTTGATCGGTGCGCCAATCGCGGCTGCTGGCATCGCTGGGACCATTCTGGGCAGCTACGTCCTGAACGCAGGTGAGATTCAGGGCAACATTAAGCATATTGATCCTACCGCCGATGCAGGCGCTACGGCGTTGGCATTTGGCGTTCCCGCTGCTCTATTGGACGCCGCACCGATCCTTCGTGCTGGCAAGATGATCATGGAGCCAATGAAGGACGCAGGCTTAAAAGCTGTGTCCAAGGCCATCGGTAAAGGCGGTGTGAGGGGTTTTGCGAGTGAGGCCCCGACCGAGGCCGCACAGGAGTTCAATAGCGACCTCGCCGCTAAGATGCTGTTCGGCGACAGGTATGATGTGTTTACCGTCGAGAATGCCAAGAAGTGGGCCGATGCTGGGCTGGCCGGTGGTATCTCTGGTGGCGGGATGGGGGTCGCGGCCAAGAGCCTTGGCGTGGCGCGTTCTAAGATACTGGGCGACCCGGTTGACCCGAACGCTCCTGCAGCAGTGGTTCCTCCTGTTCCTCCTGTTGTTAATCCGCCTGCTGTTAATCCGCCTGTCGTTCCGCCTGTCCCGGTCGTTAATCCGCCTGCTGTTAATCCTCCTGCTGTTAATCCACCTGCTGTTAATCCGCCTGCTGGGCCTGCCGTTCCTCCCACGGTAAATCCGCTCACTGGGTCTGCTGATCCAAACGCTACGGTGCCAGAACCTGTCGCCCAGTTGGATGCGCAGCTCCAGAATTTGCTAGACCCAAGCACTGGCGCGGATACGATGTCTGTGCTTGCTACTCCAGAAAACGAATCGTGGGTACTTACCGCGCTAGGTCAGCATTCAGGGCTTGATTTTGAGGTTGTTGGGCAAGATGGACATGACGTAGAACCCACCATCGTCATCAGTTCCAACAAAACGGTACTTGATGAAGCCAAGAAAGATGGTAGGAACATCACTAAAGCCAAACTGGACCAGCTTCTATTTGCTACTGCCGAAGCGCAGGCAGGAAAGTCCACTGACCCCAATGCACAGGTCGTAGTTGGGCGCAATGCCGAGGGTGTAGAGCTAAAAGCCCGTGTAACCCCCCAAGATTCGGTTGAAGAGACCACAGCTCAGATTGCAGCGCTTACTGGAGATAAAAATGCTGGGCCTGTGGACGCAGCTGCCCTGTTGGCTCAGCGGATAGCCGGGGTTAATGCAGAATCCGAAGCAGCCGCCAGTTCTGCTCCGCCTGCAGCCTCCATCAGTCAGGTAACGGCTGCGGAAAAAGCACTTAACTACCTCGACCTAAGCCGCCCAGAAAAGAGCGACCAGCCACTTGGTCCGCAAGCCGAGCAGGACCCATTTGCTCTGGAGCATGTCTTTGCTCACCTCAGGACATCTCACAATGCAGCAAATCTGAACGGGATAGCCGATGAGGGCGTTCGGGCGCGGGCGACCAAAGCAGTGCAGGCTCGGTTTCCTGCGGATACGCTGGAGAAGTCCATAGCGCAAGCGCGGGAGCATCTGAGTAAGCCGTTGCATATTGGTGCCAACACCAAAGGCACGTTAGAGACTGAAGATGTCAAGCAGCAGCGTGAGGGGTTCAACCCACTATTTGACCCAGCTCGGCCTGCCACCAACCCGCTAAGCGTAAACGGCACTCCGTTCACGCGGGTGCTGACTGCGTTTCTGGCTTCGCATTTTGGGGTTGATAACAATCCGATCATTCAATCAGTCGAGGGCGGGCCAGCGACTGTTCTGGAAGCCCTGCAGGCGATTGACGCCCTCCCGGAAGGGCGCGTTGGCTCTGAGGCGGGTCCGGTTAATAAGGCTATCGCCACGCTGCTGGCTACGAAGCTGGTCAACGAGACCACTGACGCCCCGGATGCTGCGTCATTTGGTCCTACCAATAATCCGGCCCGTCCCGCGACCGTGGGCGAAGCGCTGGTCGCGGCGCAGCGGGGCACGGCAGTGGATACTGCGACGCTGGCTAACCTGTACACGCAGGCGTGGTCAGGTGTCGAGGGAGTAGCGCCTCTCGCTACGGCATTGGCGGGAAGACGGATTACTTTCCACGGGGCGATGGATGCAGGAGTAAAGCGGCTATCGGCTGGCAAAGGGCTGTCAAATACCGTGGGGCGGGCCTTGGAAATGGCCCTGAAACAGATTGCTACTGGGGAATCTGCCCCGGTGTCGGACATCACGACGCTGGGGGTTAATGAAGAAGGTCAGGTTCATGCAGGCACGACGAACCTGCAGGACGCATTCGCCCCGCCCAGCCAGGTTGCGCGGAACGTCGTTTCTTCATTGGTGGAGAAGATTGCCAGTGACCTGAAACTCGCTCCTCCGACGATTGAGAGCGGCCCGGAGAATCTGACTGCCGCGGAACAGGAAGCTGTCGTAACGGGGCGGCTGCCTAGCCGCTACATTCCCAGCCGCAACGCGCTGTTCCTCTCATCGGCCACTATCGACGCGCTCAAGGGCATCACAAAGACGGGCTATCGTGGGATTACGGCGGTTCAGAATCTGTTTCACGAGCTGGGCCATGTGATCTACACCCAGACGATGGAATGGTTTGCTCAGAACCATCCGGCGCAGATGGAAGCCTTGAAGCAGTCGCACCAGGACACTGCTGCAGGAGAGCCGTTTGACGAGTGGGTTGCTGATCAGATTGGTAATTGGCTAATCCGAAATATGGGCCGTAAGACCGACGGCCTCAAGCTGAACGACGTAAACAAACGCGCTCAGCCCATTGTGGCGCGGATCGCCGCCAAGATTAAGGCCCTCTATCGGCAGATGTTGGCAGCACTTGGCGCAGACTTAGATGTGGCCCCGTCCATTACGGAGTTCATGCGGGCGATTCAGGACCGGGTGGCTGCGGGTGGGGAAGTGACTACGGTGACTGCAGAAGCCCCCGCTGCGCCAACGTCGCTGGAGACCCCGACTGATGCCAGAACTGCGGCCAAGAAAGCTGTTGGGGTGAAGATTGCGGAAGACCCGCAGCGGATTAGGGGAGTAGCCCCTACGGTAGAGAAAGACGTTATTCCCTCGGTTGAACTGTCTGTTGATAAGGCTGCTACCGAAAAGCGTTTGGAAGTAGAAGATGCAAAATGGCAAGCTGAGAATGACAGAAAAGCGCTCCATACCGCCAAGATTCAAGCCCGACGGGATGCGAAGAAGGCTGAGATATTAGCCAGAGAAACTCCCGCCGCTAAGGCTGCTCGCGAGAACAAAGAGGCTGCGCGGGCTAAGGCAAAGGCAGAGCAGGACCAGATTGCGAAAGATGAAGCTGAAACTCGCATAATCGAGGAGATGTTGGCGGAAGAAGCGCGGGTCAAAGCCAGTGAGGCAAAGAAGGCGAAGGTCAAGCAGGATGCTGCGGCTAAGGCTGGCCAAAGGATGGACCTCATCAAGCGCATCGAAGCTAGGGATGAGTCAATTATTGAGACAATTCTCCGCGATATGCCAGATGACATGGACTCTGCGGACGTATTTGCTGGGCTGCAAGCGGCTAGGGACCGGTTGGCAAACACTACGCAGACTCTCCCATCAATTCTCAAGTTAATGCAGTTGACCGTGGAAGCGTGGCGGCAAGAAGCCTATTCCCGCGCCCCGGAGCGGGCCAAAAAGGAAGAAGCCGCCGCCGAGAAAGCCAAAGAACCGAAGCCTGAGTTACCTGAAGGGTTGCTTGAGCTGGCCGATGGCAGCGAGCAGACCGCGCGGATGTTTGAGTCTGTGCGGAAGTGGATTGCCAAGCTGGTAGCGGTTAGCGGGGTAGAAGCGGCGGGCAAGATTAGTGAAATCGAAAGCGTGATAAAGGCCCTGGCGTTTGAGCCTTCTCACGTCACGTTTTTACTGTCCACGAAATACTACAACATGCTGTCGAATTTAGCAGCAAAGCTTGGTCCTGAGTCTGACATTACGCGGGCTTGGAATGGGACCGACAAAGCCGGGGTGAACTGGTTAGAGGCTATCCATGACGCTGTGCAGCGCCAACGGGTGCTGGACCAGCAGTTTTGGAGCAACCGCAGGGAGATGCGATTAGAACTTGCTGCGACGATGAAAAAGCAGCGCAAATTGCTGCGGGTTCCGCACAAGCCAGGCAGTGAGGGCGCTAAAGATCTCGTAAAGTTGACCCAGAGCATTAAGCAGCAAGAAGCTGCATTGAAGCAGGACATGGCGTTTGACTACGAATATCACAATGACCGCCGCAGCGTAGCCGCGACCCTGGCGATTCCGCTCTACGAGCTGCGGCACAGCGACGACTTCAGGAATGAAGGCATTGCTGCTGATCGGACGCAGTCAGGAGAGGTGCGACCGGACGAGTCGCTTGGCGACGAGCAGTCTGACGACGAGCAGCCTGACGTTACGGACGACGAAGAAGTCAGTAATCGGTTTCGTGACGCCAACGGCGATGGCGTTGACGGGACGATAAGCCAGGACGATCTGATTGCAGCATCCAAAGTACATCCATCGGTGCTGGCCCTTGAAAGTGTCCTGTCCGACATAGAGGCCAAGGAAATCACTGCTGAGGAGGGCGATGATTTCCTGAACTCCTTCCCGGATTTGGACGTTGCCGCCTTTGAAGAGGGTGGTTATGGGGAGATCGCTTCGGAAGGCATCACTGAACAGAACCTGCCCACGCTGCTGGAGCGGCTTCATGCCCGGATTGAATCCCTGTTCACTGCCAACGATAGCGTTCGCTGGTATACGACGGCTCGGGGGCGGGTGAATGGCATCTTCGGCAAGCAGCCTGACCTTCAAGCTACTGACAAGAATGGTCTGACTTACGAAGACGCCTTGGAAACTGTGTCGTTCATGCGGCGGGAATATCCTGAGGTGGCTGTCATCATCCGTCGCTCTAAGCAGATTCCTGGCCGCTATCTGGTGGCCGAGAAAATTGGCGGGGCTTCCATCGGAGCCGCCATTCGGAGCGCCATCATCGCTGGGCGCAACGAGGTCAATAAGGGCAAGGTGATTGCCGTCAAGGTGTTCTCCCGGCATCAGAACAAGTATGTGACCAAGCCCATGAGCGCTGCGGCGCTGATGCGAGCCATCTACTCTGAGCATTCTGACCCGGAGAGCTACTACAAAGACAACCCTCTGCAACGGTTTCTGGATGCGTGGCAGATGGTGGTCGGGAACGGGCTGGTAATCACTCAGACGACCGACATGATGGGGAACGTGATCCCCCGCTATGTGCTGACCCTGAAGGAAGTGAAGGGGCTGAAGCCGGGCCAGACCCACATGACCGAGTCTTTCGAGTCTATGGATGGGGAGCCAGTCATCGTCGGTGAAGTGTTTGGCACCCCGGTCGCGATGGGCGAGCGGAAAGGGTCGATCAATGCGCTGGCCGCGGACAAGGACGCGACCAGTCTGATGCAGGACAAGCTCTCCCGGATTGCGAAAGTCAGAAACGCGATGGACCGCGAAGTGGCCTTGATTGACGGGGCTATTGCTTCGCACCCCGGCACGGCAGCGCAGAAACTGGTCTCCCTGTTTGACTTCTTCGTCTCGCGGCTGCGGGCGCTGCCGGTTACGCAGCGAATGATGGCGAAGCTGGACGCCATCGAGAAGCTGCAGTCCCATGAGCAAGACCTGGGCATCACGCTGGCTAATGTGCTGCGGACCCATCCGTACCGAAAGCAGGGGCTGGATGTGACCCGCAAGCAGGCTGTTGCGGATAGCAACGCCCCCGTTCAGCGGCTGTCTTTGGCCTATTGGGAAGCCCAAGGTGGACAGCCTAAGTGGGATAGCTCGAAAGGATTAGCTCGTCCGACCCGAGTGTTCAGAGAAGTCGACGTTACGGAGCAGCTATTTCTCAAAGGCTACGGGAGCATTCAGTCAGCAGCAGAGGCGCTGGATGTAGCTATGCGCCAGATGGTGGAACTGCCCGAGGAAACCCGGGTTGAGTATGCCGACACGCAGAAGTCACTGGAGGAACTGACTACGCAACTGCGAACCATGCTTGCTGCTTCTGAAACTCGGACCCAAGAGCAGTCTGGGCAAATTTCGCTGCTTCGTGGTCGGATAGAAAGCCTGCTGCAACGGCTCCATGAGCTGGAAATAACCAAAATTAAGCCTTTGGGGATGTTTGGCGTCGGCGAGTCGTTTCAGGGCGAAGCCGATAAGGGGCTAAGTGCCGAGAGAAGCCCGAAATATGCGCTGGGACACCGGCTCTGGCATCGGGCTGACCGTGATACTGGCATGAAGCAGTCCATAATCTCGGCGCTGCAAGATTTGGGGCTACTGGACGACCAGGAAGCGCTGACTGAGCATGGGCTGAAACTGCAAGAGAGCGTCGCCGCGGACATTGATGTTTCCGTTCTCTCGCCGTATGTGATGGACCGCATCCTGCAAGCCGCTGAGCGGGAGTTGACGGCGGTTCTTAAAGCGCAGGGCCTTCAAACGGCGGTTGGGCTGGATACTATTGAGTCGGAAAAATTCCAGGGTGAGGTTTTGGGGCTGGAAGACTCTGGTACTGCGCAAGAAAAGGCAGACGCTGAGTATGCCAATCGGTTGATCATGGCAGATACTCGAAATGAGACCGATAAGGCTACGGTTGCTCCTCTGGACGCCCAGGTTCGGCTTTACTCCGATGGCACGATCATCGAGCGCATGGCTGATTTAGCCAAGCGGGCGCTGGATCACATCAACTTGCCCACTCACATCCGTTTGGTCGATGAAGCTGGCTTGGCCGGGCTATTGGAGCAGGTCGATGCAGAGCTGACCAAGCTGCAGGCCACCAAAATGCGTATTGCGGCTCTTCCCGAGCATCCAGAGCAGTCTGTTCGGCTTGACGGGCTTAGTGGACGCATCGTGGCTTTAAGCAAGTACCGGAACCAACTGGTCAAGCAGTCCGCAAGCAAGGATTCGGGTTGGATCATGTTTTCCAACTCTGCTTACGCAGATTTGCGGACTCCGGTCATTTTTCTCAGTGATAAAGCGACTGGTCAACTTGAAAAATCTCGCGTTTTGGCCCATGAGCTGGGCCATCTGGTCACGCACCAAGTGCTGGACCAGTTTCCCGAGGTAAAAGCTGCGATTGCGCAGGAATTGCAGTATGGGGCCTCCCCGAAAGAGACTGAGGAGCTGCTGGCCGAGCAATTCGTCCGATACCTTGTCAACGAGGCCAATAATGACCTTTCCGCCACTCCCAGCCCGTTGCGCCAGTTTTTTGCCGCCGCTTACGACAAGTTAAAAGCCCTCTGGGAGTTTCTGACGGCGCAAAAGGGCCTCAACGAGAGCTACAAGGAGTTCATCAACGCTGTAGCGGGGTTGACCAGCGTGTCTGGGCTGACCAGCACGTCGTTGTACACGAACGTGCTGGTCGAAGCCGCAGAAAAGGCCCGTGGGGCGTCCAGGGACCAGTTGGCCACCAGAATTGACAAAGCTGGCCTGGACTTTCTTACTCGTATGGAACAGTCCATTAAGTCTGCCCAAGGCAAGCTGTCCCCCTACACGGCCCGCCGGGGCAATAACGCGGTCGGCCATGGGTTTGGCAACGCTGAGCTGGACAATGCCGTTGGAACCGGGGCGCGAAGTATCGGGCAGTTTGTGGCCCGGATGAACGGCGCGGCGCTAAGCAGCCAGAAGTTCGGACATCTGGTCAGCAGCATTGAGAATAATGTCGTCGACATTGGCAAGGTGCTGGGCGGGGTCTGGACCTCGGTTATCACGACGTTTGGGCAGCGAGTGCATAGCCTGGCCGAACGCGGCTCGCCCTCAGCCGCTTATCTGCGGGACAGCTTCACGCGAATCTACGGGGTCAAACACGCCGAGGGTCACCGCACGTTCAGCGAGTGGGAGCGGGCGTTGATGGGCACGTTGGGCGAGCAGTTCAGCGAGCTGCAGAAGCTGACTGCGAGAGATAACCCCGAGACGACGATGGACAAAGTGTCGTGGTGGCGTGGGGCCAAGGGGGCAAAGCAAGTCTATGGCATCTTTGAGCCTGGCAATCCGTCACCCGTCGCTGAGTTCGACACCCGCCGTGAAGCCTGGGCCAAGCGGGGCGAGCTGTACCTGCAGGATAAAAAGCGCCGTAGCATCGAGAAAATTGCCTCGCAGACTTACCGCTCACAAGTCGATGCCGTGCTGCGGCAAGTTCCGCTGTCAGTCCTGAAAACTCGGAACGCCAACGGCGAGTATGACCTGGCTATCAAGGCGCTGGAAACTCTGAAAAGCCTGTACGACACCGTGACCAAGCCGGTCGCTCAGGGCGGGCTGGACATGAAGCTGGATAACTTCCGGGATCGGCTGCCGATGGTGGTGGACACCGGGGAGTTGTTGCGTAGCCGCAACGCCTTCGTCACCATTCTGGAGAATAGCGCAGGGCTGTCCACCGAGGAAGCTGAAGGGCTGGTCCGGGCGCTGCTGGAATCCGATGGGGTGGTGCTTGGGCTGGATGTCCAGATTTATCGGGATAGTCGTAATTACAGCGCCATCCTGGCCCTGCTGGATTCTGCCGCCAGAGACCCGAAAGTGATGGATCAGCTTATGCCATTCCTTAGCCAGGATTTGCCGGGGCTGGTCTATCACTATAGCCACGCGCTGATCAAGCGTGGGGTGGCAGACCAGCTTTACGGCGGGGAGTCAGGCGGGCGGTGGTCGCCAACGGCCAAGCTGTTCGGGCTGATTGACTCAGACCAGACGCTGAGCGACGAAGAGCGGGTGTTTATGAAAGCCAAGGTCTACCCGGCCATCATGGGGCGGCTGGGCATGGCTACGTTCAGCCCGTCGCTGCGGCGCATCTACTCCTTGCTGCTGGTTTATCAAAATCTGCGGCTACTGGGCGGGGCCACGCTCAGCTCGTTTGTGGATGTCGGGGTGCTGGCGGCGCGGAGCGGCGGGATGAAAACGCTACGCAGCGGAATCAGTATGCTGAAAGCCTCAGATCGGCCCGCAGTGTTGGAAGCCATTCGGCGACTGGGCATTACGTCGGACAACATCACTGACACGGTCATGTCAGACGCGCTGAACTCTCAGTATCTGCTGCCAGGGGCTGCGCGGTTCTCCGATAGCTTCTTCCGCTTTATCGGGTTATCCCAGTGGACCAACATGACCCGTGTTTGGGCTACCGGCGCTGGGCTTGAGGTGCTGCGCGAGCTGCACAGCATGACGACTGGTACAGCGGGGACGGCTGCTCAACGTACTGCAGCCGCTCGGCAGCTACAGGACTTGCAGCTAGACCCTGGCACCCTGGCAGCGTGGTTTAGCAACCCCACTGCGACGACCGCAGAGTTGCTGCAAAGCGCTGCGATTGACGCCCAGTACCCAGCGATAGGGGCAGCGCTGAACCAGTTTGTCGATGAAGCTATCCTGCGGCCTAGTACTGGCGACCGGCCCGGCTGGGCGAACTACCCGATTGCAGGCTTGATCTGGCATCTCAAGCAGTTCATGTGGCTGTTTCACGAGCGGGTGTTGAACCGGGTCTTGTATGAGATGGCCCATACGGAGCGCCGGGGGTTACAGCGAGCGATGCCTGCGATTTTGCTGGCTGCGTTTGTGTTGCCAATCGCTGCGATGGGCTATGGGTTACGGCGCTGGCTGACGGGCGACTGGGATAAGTTGTCAAAGATGAGCGAAGAAGATTTAGCCTTTGAGCTATTTCAACGCGGGGGGTTACCGGGCATTTTCCAAATCTGGCTAGATATGGATGAGTCGGCTTCGCATAAAAAGTTGGCGTTGCTCTCGGCATTAGGTCCGACGGTAGAGCAGTTCAGCAGCTTTTTTACTGATGACTTTCAGAAATGGCTCTCACGGTCAATCCCGGTTGTGTCTAACTCTGGGTTCCTGCGGCGAGAATTTAATTCCTGGTGAGCGAACAGCCCCAGGGGCTTTGTGGGATACTGCAGGTATATCCCATAGCCTCTGGAGTTGAGATGCCCCGTGAATTGATTTATCGAATGCTGCGATTGCATGAAGGCGTTAAACCGATGCCGTACCAGTGTACGGCGGGTCGGTGGACTATTGGAGTGGGCCGGAATTTCCAAGATAACCCCTTCACGGAAGATGAGCGTAAGATGCTGGGGAATATTCCTGTCAGCTTTTCCTCACAAAAGAACTACTTATTTGGGCACTTCTTGACTGACGCCCAGATAACCGCCTTGCTGGTTTCTACCGTTGAGGCCATCATGCTTGATATGGCTGAAGATGCAAATATTCTGTTGGCATCGGCTCGGGCCTCAGAGGTGCGAAAGGCTGTATTGGTTGATATGGCATGCAACCTAGGGGTTCCAGGGCTGAGTAAGTTCAAGAAAATGTTGGCTGCGATGCAGGTGCTTGACTACGACACTGCGGCGGCGCAGATGACAAACTCTCGGTGGTTTCGGCAAGTGGGCCACCGCTCTCGGCGGCTGGTCGAGATGATGAAGACTGGGGTAGTTCCGAAAGAGTTAGCGTAGGGTTCAGTAGGTAGGGTGGGTTGTATTTTGCCTCGCGTAAGCGGGGTTTTTTTTCGTTCGCAGCCCCAGCCCTTATAATGAGAGAATGGGTTTTACTCACTCGGCCCTACGAATGAACGTACAAGAAATTGACCTTAATAGTGACCTCGGCGTTGTGAATGCCGCCCGAGTTTCCATGGATAAGCAGCATGATGAAGTCATGCACAACGATCCGCGGCTTCTGGATTATCTGGCGCGGGAGTCTCACTGGACTCCATACGCCCACCAACACGCCTCGTTTCGGATCACGGCTCCGATCTTCGTCGCTCGGCAGCTTGCTAAGCATCAGATCGGTTTTACCTGGTCCGAAGTCAGCCGCCGTTACGTCTCTACGTCCCCGAGATACTGGATACCGGAAGAGTGGCGTAGTGCGGCAGAGAACGTCAAACAGGGGTCGGGAGGAGCAATTTCTGGCTGGAAGCAGGTAGTGGCTTTCCTCGCGTACAAAGTCGCTATTTTGGCCGCTGACGGGGCTTACAAGGCTCTTCTGCTGCTGGGGGTCTGCCCCGAACAAGCCCGTGCGGTTCTTCCGCAGTCGATGCTAACCACTTGGTGCTGGACTGGGTCGTTAGCGGCGTGGAGCCGAGTGGCTACGTTGCGGCTTTCTTCTCATGCGCAACAGGAATGCCGGGACGTGGTTGGGCCTATCGCCGCAGCCTGTGCAAAGCGCTACCCCCACGCCTGGGCAGCTATGGCGAGGCACTCGAAATGAGCACTGTCATTAGCCAGAACATCGTTGGGTACTCTGTGGTGAAGCCGGGCGACGCACCGGCGCTGCCTGTCCCGGCCAAGCTGCTGGACCGTGATGAGGTGCTGACCGGGTCGACCTATAAAATCAAGACCCCGCTGTCGGAACACGCCTTGTACGTCACGATCAACAACATGGATGGCAAACCGTTTGAACTGTTCATATCGTCCAAAGCGATGGAACACTTCCAATGGATTGTGGCGCTGACACGGGTGATTAGCGCCGTGTTCCGTACTGGCGGGAACTGCAACTTCCTGGTCGAAGAACTCAAGTGCGTGGTCGACCCGAAGGGCGGGTACTTCAAGAAGGGTCGCTACATGCCCTCGCTGGTCGCTGAAATTGGCAGCGTACTTGAGACCCACTTGCTGGACTTGGGCGGGCTGGTTCGGGATGACAGCCTTGCGGTAGCGGCGCGGGAGATGGTTGCTGCCAAGGTCAAGCCATCGACTACGGATTCAAAGCAGCTTTGCGCAAAGTGCCTGGAAGAGTCCGTGGTGATCATGGATGGGTGCGCTGTCTGTTTGAGCTGCGGAGACTCAAAATGCAGTTAGCGCGAACTCGCCGCGAGGCGCGGCTGGCGGCAGCGGAGTCTATAAGCGCCAAGCGTCTGGCTGCGAAAAATGCGAGGGCCGTTTTAGCGGCTCGGGCTGCGGCTCGGGTTGCTAAGCGGGAGGCGGCTGCGCAGGCGATAGTAGACGCGAAGCAGGCCAAGCAGGACACACAGGAAGCGCGGTTGCTGATGCGGAAGAAGATCAGACTGGCTCAGCAGCGGCTACGGTACGCCAAACGCGAAGTCGTCAAGCCTGTGGACATTGTTCGCCCGGAGTTCGACCCGCGTAAACTTGTGTGGGTTGAGCAGTATGGGCAATGGACTGTGACGCGCTCTGATGCGTCCAGGGGCGAGGAGATGGTGTTAGGGCGGTGTAGCTGTGGGGCGCGTAAGATGGTGCCAATTTACCGCCTCCGCGTGGGCTACAGACCTATCTGTGGTTGTGAGGGGGGTAATGTTGCAGCGGAGCTGCGGGGGGAGTTGCCGTTGTTGGAAGACCATGGTGATTGGCCTGATACGGAGTCTGCTCGGGCGTTGTTGGCTGAGCAGGAGCTTTGGCGTCAGTCAGTGCTTGGTTGAGGGTCTAGGCGGGTGGTTCGACTCTTTCTGGTTTGGCTCTGCTCGGTTTGGGAGATCATAACTCGGGCGGAAAATTTGGCATATTTGCGTTTGTTGGCGTGGGTCGCCCAGCAGATTTCTGCGTTGACTGCGTAGATATTGCTAGTCCCTGACTTGAAGATGTCGATAAACTGATGATCGTGAAGTAGTTTTATTTTGCTTTGTATGGTTCGTTCTGTGCAGTTTAAGCGTTCTGCCATAACTCCATAGCTGACTATAAGGCAGTTCTCGGTGTCCATGTGCATGATCAAAAACTCTAGGACCACCCGCGCTGTGGGGTCCAGAACGCCTAAATCCAGAAGAGCTTCTGTGGATTTGCGGAAGGTCATTACAAAATTTCGGTTGAGTAGTTCGGGGTTTTCCAGCTTTATCAGTGGGTTACTCATAATTCTCTCCGTTATTTTTCTGGTATACCGGAAATTGTGTTCGCATTTACGGAAATTTTCAACTGGTAAGTGGTAATTTATTTCACAGAATTGCCACTATATTGGCCTTAATCTTGCTTTGTATAACCTACTATTTTGGTTTTTTTATGCAGTCAAATTTCCGGTATATAGGAAATTTGACTGCATTTTTTGAGAAAAATAGGTATAAAAATCAACGCTACTTTCATCTGGTCTTCTTAATCTAATATACGTCGCGAAAAGTTAGTTTTGAAAGGCCACTTTCTAGCATAAAGTCTGGCCTCTAGCTGCGGGGAAGATTGCGCACTCTGCTTCCGTCGCACCCGGCGAAAAGACGCCGGGATGCTCCCTCGCGTCGGGCGCTCCACTCCCCACGCCCCACGATCCAGTGTTGGGTTTAGAGGTCGGCGTAGTTGTTACAGCAGGGGTCAAGGTCCATCGTGCGGAAACGTAAAGGACCGTGTCGCTCATTCACAAGAATTGTGAACTCGGCTTCCTAATTGGTTATTTCTGTGGTTTTGCGGGATCGAAGCTGAGTGCTTAGTGTGGTGATGACTTCGCGGATTTCGGGCAAGTCGTAGTCGTCTACGGGGATGTCGATGAGGTTGATCCATTGACCAATGTATTGCTCAAGTCGGATTATCATCATTTTGTACCGTATTAGGTGGGTTGCACCAGCCTATAGTACAACTGTGTTTTGGCTGGCACAACTTTTTTGCTGCTACTCGTCTTTGTCGGGCGACTTCTTTTGCTCCTTAGCTAGGGCTGCAAAAATAAATCTTATAGCATCGGTAAGCGTAACGACCGGGGTTTTGCCTTCTACCGCACTAACAGGGGTTGGTGGATTAGCTTTTAGCGCCAGGCGGGCTGCTAGTGCTTCCTCTTCGGAGGGGAAATAGGCGAGGTATGTGACTTTTCCTGCGGCGTAGGTTCGTACTCTCCAGCGGTTTCGCTGGGCTTCATGGAATACTCCCAACATTGGGGGGTCTCGCTTAGATAAATGGGTTTTAGCTGTGCCCATTTCGGAAAGACTGGCGATTCGTCACTGTCGAATGCCGCTATGTAGAAGTCTAAAATTGTTGGGGCTACCAAGGGGTCGTATTCAGAATCCTTGGCTTGTAGCTGCTTCTGCAGGAGCCACAAAATGTTTGCCCTGTGCGGTTGACTTTCAAAGGTCCTTATCAAGTAACGCATGTACGCCCGGACAGTAATATCAGGCGGGTACAGTGGTGGTTGCGGGTGGCGGTCTTCCAGATAGTCAATCGTGGTGATTGGATCTGAAATGGTGATGTAAGCGTCCTCAAACACTGGTGGCTGTGGAACTTCCTGGCGCTTGTGGCAGGTTTTGAATGCCAGGTCTTTTCTCGCAAGTGCCATGCAGATTACGTTGGACCATGGGGATGGTGCGATGTGTACTATCCGATTCACTGCAAGGCTCCTAAGATGCTCTGGATAACTGCATCATACTCTAAGTTGGTTGGGGCTGTGCCAGCGCAGTCCCACAAATAACGTGCGAAGATTGTTGCACCTGCAGGCGACCCTACGATCACAAGCACGTTATGCCCTCGGGCTTGTTGGCTGTTAAGCCAGCGAATTTGCGCCGGGGATAGCTTGGGTTTGATGGCGCGGACTGGCGCAGTAGGCAGGTACTTGAACTCAATCCAGAGAGATTTCCCGCCGTCGGTTGCAAGGTAAAGGTCCGGGATTCCAGCAGTGAAGCGGTCGTGGATTTTCCAGGCGTAGATTTCCGGCGGTAGCCGCTTGCGGATGGCTTCGATATAGCCCGCTTCGTTCATCAGGAGTTCCTAATCCCCCGGCGGTTAAGCCGGGGAGGGTGCTTACTCGTCGTCAGCGACTAAACCTGAGGTGGATTCCAACAGGGCGGGAGCGGCCAGCAGCGCGGCGTTCAGCAGCTCGATGTCGGGGACCATCCCGGACTTCTCGAAGTTGAACTTGGTGTAGGCCACGTCAGGGTCGAACGTGACCTGGGTGATGATCTGGGCGCTGTGGTAGCCACCGTTGGCCAGCCCGGAGTTGTAAACCGAGAAGTTCTTCAGGCTGGTCGGCGGCAAGGTCAGAATCAGCAGCGAGTTTGGGTCAGTACTGTTGGGTGGCAGAATGGCTAAGCGGATGGTGTTCTTACAGCGCTT